GAACCTGTAAATGTAGTTTGACTTCCTGAAGCTGTGTATTTAAATCTAGCTGAAGTTCCGTTTACTGTAGAACCTGCTGCTGCCCAACCTGATGATTTATAAACTTTTAATTCATTAGCTGAGGTATCGAAATAAAGATCTCCCACATCTAATGAGCTAGAGGGAGCTGAACTTGCAACTCTGTATCTTTCGCCAAAACTATTAACACCAGTTATGTTTGCTGCTGTAGTATTAACATTAGAGATTGAACCAGCTACTGTATTTACATTAGAAATAGATCCACCAACATTATTAATATTAGTTGTAGCACCAGCCACAGTTCCTATATTAGAAGTATCTCCAGCAACAGTTGTTACATTAGAACTAATTCCAGCTACTGTTGTTACATTTGAACTAATACCAGCTACTGTATTTATATTTGTATTATTCCCAGCTACTGTGTTTATGTTTGATGAGTTTGAATTAACATTTGCAATTGCAGTTGCGTTAGCAGCCACAGTTGTTACTTCAGTTGCTTTAGGTACTAATCTGTGAAAATTGTATGTGTGTTGTGTTGTAGTTGATTCAACTAAAATACCATAGCCTGATGGTAAAGAAGCTCCATTACCACAACCATTTAAAGTTACTGTTGAATTACCAACTGTACCATTTGCTATTGTAACTACACCTGATCCATTTGCTGTGTAAGTTTGTGAAAGTGCTTCAACACTAACAATAGTTCCTACACCATTATTAACATCAGGGTTTACATTTGGAAAACTTGTTTCATTTGCTATCGGAACAAAGCCACCTACATCATCTACAAGATCAATTACTCTTGCATCAATGGCTGCTGTTGTTGCAATAAAATTATCTGAAGCTGACCATGATTGTCCTGAATTAATTAACTCTGAAGTATCTTTGTTTAAAAATCTAGTATCGGAAGCTGATGTTGTATAAAAAGTATTATCATCAGGTGTATGTGCTGCTTGTTCTGAAGCCACAACAATAGCTGCGTCTGCAATTTTACCAATAGTAACTGCATCATTAGCAATATCAGCAGTAGCAATAGTTCCATCTGCAATTTTAGCTGATGTAATTTGTGAGTCTGCAATATGTGCTGTATCAATAGAACCATCTACATAATGTTCTGAATTAATACTGTCGTCTGCTATTTTAGTTCCATTAACTGCATCTGCATTTATTTTTGCAGTTGTAATTGCATTGTCAGGAATTTTAGCAGTTGTAACATTGTTATCTGCAATCTTTGCAGTAGTTATGTTTGCATCTGTAATTTTAGTAGTAGTTACAGCATTAGCATTAATTTTTGCTTCGGTTACTGCATTAGCATTTATTTGTGATGCTTGAACTGCATTGTCTGCAATCTTTGCATTGGTTACTGCATCATCTGCTATCTTGGCAGTTGTTACTGAACCATCTGCAAAATTAGTTGAACCAATTACACCTAAAGGTATTGAATTTTTTGTAGCTGTTAAAATTGCTAAATAAATTTGTAAAGTTTCACTTGATAATGCACCACCACTATCCCAAGTAACATTAACTGTTGTTACATTATTAGAATAAGCTGATGAAGTTATAGTACCAACTATATCGCCTGTTGAACTTCCTGTTGCTCTGACTCTTCTATTAGCATGATAGTATGGTGTTAAATCTAAACCAGTTGCTGTAATTGTAAATTGGCCTGTTGCAGCAAAAGCTGGTGTGTAAGTTCCATCACCATCTCCATACTGAACCCATTGTGCATCGTTATACCACTCTCTTGTATTTACCATTAAAGCTCTAATGGCATTATTAAGATTTGATGGTAACATTCCCTCTGCTACACTTATTCCATTTAATGATGTGTTATTTAAATTGGTTGTTGAGTAATCTTTTATTCCTGACATATTTTCCTAGTTCATAAACCAACTAAAAGCTTTGTCGCTTTCAGTATTGTTCTTGTTAATTAATGTATTAATAGCTTCTTCAATTTGTCTTTGAAAAAACTCTTGAGTTTCAAAAGAATAACGTACGTTATCCATATCCTTATCAGCCATTATCTTGCTCCGCCTGATGTTGCTGTAAAATCTACTCCTTGTGCATGATTCCAAACTGAATTTGCTGGTATGGTAACATTAGCTCTAACATATCTTCCGCTTTGTCTTACAGCATTAAATCCTGTGGAGTCCATTGAGCTTGAAGCTGATGATGTTGGTGTATCTGCAACTCTATTTCTTGTTTTTAATATTACACTTGCAGTAGCATCAACAATAGGTCTAATGCCTGTTACGTTTGTTATAAATCCTGGAAATAATTCTACTTCACCAGTTTCTATTTCAGCTACATTTCCTGTGCCTGAAAAAATTGCTGATTTAAAATTGTTATCTATACCACCTAAAAATAATTGACCACCTTGCCAAAAGTTTGTGTCTAATGAAATATTTATATCATCTAAATTTTCAGATATTAGATCCATTAACTCAACTGTGTATTGACCTACAAACTGAGAGAAAATCATACTTGCGTTAGCAACTGACGTACTCCATTTTTTAGTTACATAATTGTAAATTAAAAGTTTGTCGCAAATACCTGTTGTATTATTTGGATCATCTTTAGATGGATATAACCAAATTGCTAAAGTATTAAATGGATCTACTGCTGCACAAATTCTATCCATAAATGCTTTATTGACATCATTTTCAAAAAATCTATTTACTTTTTCTGCACCAATAGCACTTACAGTATCTCCACTTATTTCAAAAAAACCATCGTCAGCTAAAAAGAAAACTCTACGATCATCTTGGCAAACTGTTTTTCCATAAACAGCACCTCTGTTTGGAGATATAACTGAAAATCTAAAAATTGTTCTACCACCAACAAAGTCCATTCGAACTATTTGGTTTTGTCTAAATACATAACCAATCTCACCTGAAGTTATGTGAACTATTTTACCACCACTTCCAGGTAGATCTTGTAAGTCAGCAGATTTGCTTCCTGGAGTCCAAGTCGCAATATCGTTTAATCCTGACCATTGTATTCTGTTTGTATTATTAGCTTGGTTACCTGTAACTAAAAAATCTCTTATAACACCGCTTACTCTAAATACAGGTGGTGTACCATCATTTGCTATTGTACTTAAATTTGCAAATGAACTTGAAGTTCCCATTAACCAATATTTAGGTGCATCAACACCATTACTTGCAATCACATGATCACCAAATTGTGTAAATGTCATGTAATCAGTATTAGTTCCATTTAGACCACTTTGTTTAGAAGTAAATGAACCTGATGCTAATTGAAAAATATCTGTGTTAGTTCCAACAAAGTTAAATACATTTGAAGAACTATCTCTAAATGAACCAGCTCCTCTAGCATCTTTAGCTGTTGTATTGCTGCTATAAGAAACTAATGATGGAAAAGGCTTGTAACTTTTAGCTGCGTAGTAAACATTGTGTGCAACATTAGCACCTGTATTTAAATGTTCAGGTTGATCAGGTAGCCACTCTCCAAAAGGTAATTGCATTTAGATCCTTATGTGTTAGTTGCGATAACTTTATCATTGCTTTGAAAAGCACTAGCAACAGTATCTTCGCTTCTTATTTGTAAAGGTGATCCACTAAATTCATCTTCTCTATCGTTAAGCTCTAATCTTTCTAAAGCTGTAGCATACATTCCTTGCCAAGCTTGAACTTGTTGAGGATTTATACCACCTAAAAAATTAGCAGCATGAAATAAAGATCCATATAAATAAATAGCTGGATGATTTGTTAAAATATAATTTGTTGTATTGCTATCACTTAAAGCATCAAAACTTTTGTAATAATTAATGACACCTGAGTAAGCAATGTCAGGTTTTGGAGAAAATCTTATATCATCTCCTAGTATTGTATAACTGCTAGGCATACCAAGTGTTGAAGTACCTTTTACTTGATCCATTTGAGATGGAGTCATGTATCTTAAAGGAAATTTAGTATTGCCACTTAATATATAAAAATCTCTAATTTGTAAAAATCCAGCTGGTAAAGATTCAGTTTCTGCATTAATTGTAATAGTAGTTTGAGTAATCATTGCTCTAACTCTTAATTTAGAATTAATATCTGCATGAGCTAATGCTAAAAAATCATCTGATATTTCAGATGTTAAATCAGATCTGTTTAACCAATTTGATATTGATGCTTTTAATGCTGTGTATGTATTTAATGCCATTATATTCTTCCATGAGCAGTTCTGAATAATTTAAATTCATTACTATTTAATTTTTTCTTCATTATTGATTTTTGAGTTTCTCTAGGTAAACCAAACCAATTGCTAGATCCGTTATATTCTTTTGCCCAAATTTCTAAAACAATAGTAGGAATAGATGCTACTCTTTTTAAATCTTTTCTTTTATTATAACCATCATTTAGATTATAAAGTCTTTTATTATTATCTAAAATAGATTGATGATTTACTTTTCGTTCAATGACAATGCTCTTATTTGCATGATCATCATGATAAGCAGTAGAAATTAGACCCTCTTTATCTTCTGAGATTTTTTTCATCTACCTTGACCTATATATTTTTTAGTTTTTGGTTTTCTTTTATTGACTGATTTTGCTATACGACCTGGCCTTTTAATAGGCTTAGGTTTAACGTAATTATTTACTCCGTATAAACCTTTTTTTTTCTTAGCCACTAGCCACTCATTTCAGAAACGTAAACATTTGTAGCTGATCCATGAAACACAGCTATCTTCTGACCAGGAGAAACTTTAACAATTTCTACTTCATCGCCTGGCATAAAAGCACTTGTAGCTGAAGCTGTTGGTGTACCATCTATAACAAAATGAAAATTAGCATCGCCCACTATTCTTATATACTCTGTACCCACACCAAAAGCACTTGAAGCTGCTGATGCGTTATTTGTAGTTAATTTTTGTGTAGCACCTAATCTTAATCCGTAATTATAACTCATTTTTTTTCCTTTTAATTTTTAGGGGAAATTCACCGCTAGGTTAGCTTCCCCATAATTTATTATCTTCTTATAACAAAAGTTATTTTTAAAGCACAAGCACCTGTTGATGCGTTATCTGTTATAACTTGTATAAAATCACCATCGTTTACATCGTTCAATGCAGTTGGAGCAGATGTATTTACATCTCCTACAGCATCACTAGCATGAAGAATTGTAATTGTTCCGCCAGTTACATTTGATGAACCTGATTGTGAAGTTTTAATATTTACCGCAGCATTAGCACCAGTTATAGCACCCTCTTGAACTGCAATTACTTTTATAATTCTACCTTTGTCAGGTACAGCTACATAAGTAGTAGAACCACTTGTAGATATATCAGGCATAGTTGTTTGTAGAAAATAGTCGTTTAATGTTCTCATTTTTGTTTCCTTTTTATTTGCTTCGTTCCGTCATTGACTTCAAAGACCAAACAAATTGTTGATTGATTTAAAATGGGGGGAAAATTCCCCCCACTTAATTATTTTGATTACGCAGTTGTTACGTCAAAAACACCACCTGAAGCAGCTTCGTTTCTGCTTTCAAGAGTGTACTCACATAACATGAACTTCTTCTCTGCATCTCCAGTTTTCGCTAAGTCTGAAAGTTGGAAGTCTCTAAGGTAAGAAACTGCCCACATATCAGGTTGGATTACATAAACAGATCTCTGTTGTTGTAATCTGTTAGGTACAACTTGCAAAGTTGAAAAGTCTGATTCATAAACATCTACTGATGCTACAAGTCTTTTGTTTTCTGCTGGATCAAATCTAGTTGAACCACCAGTAAAGCCTGAAAGAACTTGTTTGTTAAAAGCACCACACATGATCATTGATGGATCTCCACCTGAATCATAACATTCTCTTAGAACTTCTTTTAACTGAGATTCAGCAAAAGCTCTTTGAGTACCATTAGTTCTGACATCAGAGCCATCCCCTGTAGGGTTAGCTGCATTACCAGTTCCAATGCTAGTGTTTGTGTGAATCCAAGAGTCAATTGAACCAAGTTTTCTAGGTGTATTTACTGCTGCACCATTAGTTTTTGCTTGATTGTGAGTTAAAGTTTTTTCCATATCTCTTTTTAGCTCTTTAGCTGATTTTGAGATTTGGTAAGCTAACTCATTTGCTCTACCAGCACTATTAACCGCATCATTAGTACCTGAAACGATAGCAGCCTTTGTAGAGATCTGCGTAAAGTTATTTAGTCTAACTGTCGGAGCTAGTGTTGGGAATGATACTTCATCACCCTCTGATTGGTGGTTACTTGTAACCGCTGCTGCTAACGCATCAGTTTGCCATTCATGTAAAGTGTTTGAAGCTTTAGATTTACCAATTGCACTCATAAAAGGAGTGTCAGTTGGGCTTATGTTGTAAATGATGTCAGAAAGATCTTCTCTAACACCAATTGTAGTATACCTTTGGTAGGTATTTGTTATTGCTGCCATTTGTTGTTTCCTTATTAGGTTATTTGTTTATCATATCTAAAAAAATAGAAGCTGCATCATTGATGTTGCCACTTTTCTTTAGTCGGCTAAACTTTTCTTTTCTACTTTTCAAAGCATAATCAGAATTTTCTTTTTTAGCACCTGATGAAAAAACTTTACCTGGTTTAGAAATCTTTTTTGCCAAATTCGGTTTTGAATTTTGACGATTTCTATACTTCATGGCATCGTTTACCAACATAACAATTCTATGATCGTAAATTTGACCGACTTCTGTATCGTTAAATCCATAGCCATTCAAATATGTTCTCATATTTTGTTTTAATGACGTTGCTTTAGTTGCGTCTGCAAATTCAGGTAATTTATTAATTAACTTTCTTTGCTCACCTCTTAAAACATCGTTCCATTGTTTTGTTTGTTCCTCTTTGAGTTTTGATAAATTAGCAGCAAGTTTTTCTTGCTTACGTCTTAATCTATGTTCAACTCTAGCGGCTTCTGTTGGGTCATCTTCGTAAAGCTGTTCCAAATCAGCAGAAGTTAAATCTGCATCAATTTGTTTCTTAGCTTCGATTGCTAACTGACTAACTTCGTTAAGTTTCTTAGAATAGTCTTGCCTTTGCTTTTCCGTTTCAGACAAAAAATTCTTTTTTTCAAAAGATAATTCTTCTGTCTTTCTACGATAATCGCTATCTCTACTATAACCTGATTTTAATTCGTCTAGGGTAACATCAAATTCTTGACCAGCAACTTTTACCTTGTAGGTGGAATTCTGTTCCTGTGGAATCTCATCTTGTTCTTCTTGAGATGCTACTTCTTGTTCTTCAGAAGTT